GTGGTGGCAACGTACAGAAAGCGAAGCGGTGGATGGCGCGCCGAGGTGGCAAAGAAAGGCGTTCGAGACTCCGGCACCTTTTCCACCAAGGCCGAGGCGGTGGCCTGGGCGACTCAGCGGGAGGCCGAGATTCTGGCGGGAGTTGGGAGCCCCAAAGGGGCATCGAACTTCACTCTGAAGGAGGCGCTGGAGAAATACAAGGACGAAGTCTCACCCACCAAGGCCGGCAAACGCTGGGAAGAGATCCGACTCGACAAGCTGGTCAATGACTTGGAGTTCGTCGGCGAGCGCATCTGTGATATCGGCGCCGATCAGATCGCAGCATGGCGCGATCACCGACTGAAGTCGGTGGCCACGTCGTCTGTGCGTCGCGAAATGACGTTGCTGTCGAGCGTGTTCGAGCAGGCTCGACGGGAGTGGAGATGGTGCCCGACCAACCCTGTTCGCGAGGTGCGGCGCCCGAAGAGCCGGCCGCCGCGGGACAGGCGCATTTCGGCTGCCGAGGAAGCCCTGATCCTCGAGGGGCTTGGGTATCAGGAGGGAGTGGCGCCGGCCGGCAAGATGCAGGAGCTTGCCTACGCCTTCCTGATCGCTCTGGAGACAGCGATGCGGCAGGGCGAGATCCTCGGCCTCGTTGCTGCTCGGGTCCACTTGAGTGCCCGCTACGTCGAACTGGACAAGACGAAGAACGGCGATGCCCGTAAGGTGCCGCTCAGTTCCCGTGCGGTGACCTTGCTCCAAGTTATGGTAGATGCTGCTGGGAAGCGCCAGAGCCTGTTTACGCTGACGTCCGGCTCGGCCGATACCCTCTTTCGAAAGGTGCGGGACAGACAGAAAATCGACGGGCTGAACTTCCACGACACCCGTCACGAAGCCACCACCAGGCTCGCCAGGAAGCTCGATGTGCTCGACCTGGCCAGAATGACGGGCCACCGTGACCCGCGGTCGCTCATGGTCTACTACAACGCGACTGCAACAGAGGTGGCGAGCCGGCTTGATTGAAAGTATCGACAGCCCGCCCGAAGCCACTTGGCACTGTTTGGTATAGTATCTGTCCATCGCGATACACGGACTGTGAGAGCAGGATGCTTAACGATCTCTTCTCCCCGAGCCCTATGACCAGTGCCGCTCTAGCCAGATTCTTCGCCACATCGCCAGTTGTGCCATTGGACGAGATGTGTGCATACGAGTCGCTTTGGCTCGGCCAAGGCACATGGTTTGCCAATCTCGCCAACTTATTCCGTGAGAACCCAGGGGCATTGCCGTCCGAATTGGTGCCCAAGGCTGAAATCGATGCAACCCGTGAAAAGCTGATTGTATTGCTGGGCGAGGAGAAGCTGCGACAGGTGGGCATCCGGGTCAATGGTGCTGGGGAGTACCCGAAAAAGCTCCGCGATGCCGATCACCCGGTCGAGGTGCTTTACTACCGCGGGGACTGGGAATTGGTCGAGACTCCCTGTGTGGCAATTGTGGGTACCCGTAGCCCAAGCGTTGAGGGGGTACAGAACGCCCAACGTATCGCGCAGGCGCTGGTCCGCGAAAAGTTCACTGTCGTGTCTGGCTTGGCCAAGGGTATCGATACTGCCGCCCACACCGCCGCTATCTCAGCCGGCGGAAAGACTATTGCTGTGGCGGGGACCCCGTTGTTCGAGTTCTACCCGCGTGAGAATCAGGAGCTTCAGGAGTCGATCGCCTCGAAGTTCTTGCTCATCTCTCAGGTCCCGTTCCTGCGCTACAAGCAGCAGTCCTACAAGTTCAACAAGCTCTTCTTCCCTGCTCGCAACGTCACCATGTCTGCACTCACGCAGGCGACAATCATCGTCGAGGCCGGCAACACGTCCGGGACGTTAGTACAAGCGAGAGCGGCGCTCGCTCAGGGGCGGAAGCTCTTCATTTTGGAGAGTTGCTTCCGCAACCCAGAGCTCACTTGGCCGGCAAAGTACGAACGCCAAGGTGCCATTCGTGTCAAAAACATCACTCAGATCATGGATGCGCTGAATGGTTCGACTGACTCAGCTTGATCCGGATGAGTTCAGATATTTGGATCCTGACGATCGGTGCTACTGTCTTGGGGAGTACACCGCTCGTGGCAGGTACGGGGCTAGCGAAACGAACCAGCAGATCTTCAATCTGAAGCATCGACCGAATTCTGCCGACAAATTGCTCCATTGGAAGCGTAAGGCAGTTGACTATTGGGGGCGGATGCTCGCAGAGACCAATCTCCGATGGGACTACTGCTTGGAGAATGCCACGTTCGTACCGATCCCTTGCTCAAAACCGGTCGGGCACCCAGAGTATGACGACCGGATGGTCCGAGTGTTGCTCCGCATGGCCGAGGAGCATCCTGGGCTTGATATCCAGCAGGTCCTCTTACAGGCCACCGTGCGCGAATCGCAGCACAGGGGAGAGCGGTTGACCCCAGCGGAGATTCTGCAAACTCTATCAATCGATCCTGCGGGGGTTGCTCAGCCCCTAAAGCGGATGGTGATTGTGGTAGACGACGTGATTACTCGTGGGGCAAGCTTCGCCGCTGCCAAAAGTCTGCTGACGGGGCTGGATGACGTAGAGGAGGTTGTTGGTCTTTTCCTTGCGAAGACGATCCACCCACCCGTAGAGTTCGATCTTGATGAGGCCTTTGAGTTCTAAAACCTCAGCGCTCACGGCAAGCCGTATTCAAAGCCCCGCACCCGCGGGGCTTTTCGTTTCTTCTCGCTTAAGCCTAACGCTTTCGTCCTTTCGGCAGCCTACTGCTGTTCTGCCTCGCCCATTTCTTGACGTCTACTGCAAACCACCGCTTGGACGCCTTGACCGTGCCGCATGGCTGCAGCGGGGCAGGGAAGTCCGGTCGAGTGACCACGCGACCTTCAATCGTGGCTGGCGAGAGCTTGAGGTACTCGCCGATTTCTCTGGTGGTCCAGAGTTCGTCCTCCGGAGCCACTTTCGGGCCGCGTAGGTGTGCCAGCAGGTCGCGGATGGCACCGGCCAGGTCCTGCTCTGGAGCCTGTTTCTCTTCGATCATCACCGGCATACCTCCCAGATGAACAGCGTTTTAATCGGTTGGAGTGCGGCGCCGGCGGCAACGCTGGCCAGGCCAACCAGTGCGACGAATGCGATGGCGGTCAGTGCTCTACGCATCGTGTGGCCCTCCCTGGCTCGCCGCTGCCCGGTCAAGGCGCTCGATCTCGGCCCGAGCTGCGAGCAGTGCATCGTAACGCTCCAGCTTTTCGGAAATGCGGTTGAGTTTCGCGCCGTGGCCGTCATTTTCCTGATCGTCGCTCTTGATGAGGACCAGGCGTCCGCCGCAGTGGTGACAGAACAGCGCGCCGTTCTCTGCTGGTCCGTCCTCAATGAAGCTCCAGGTCTGGCCGCAACCTGTTTCCCAGATGCCGCTGCTTTCGGTCCATTTGCACGACGGGGATGCCGAACTGGTCGGCGCGTGCGCCAGGGCGGCGCGGGCCTCCTGCCAAACCTTCCAGCAGTCTTGCAGGGTGGCGCTGCGGTAGTCGCCGACGCGCACCGGATCTTCTACCCGTGCGTTGATGCGGTTTTCGTGGGCGGCAGTCTCTTCCGTGTACCGTGCAAAATTGCAGGTGTAGATGCCAAGTTTTGAAGCGGCCGCCTCGAACGCCGCGCGCTCATCCCCGCCTGCCTGCTCTACCGATGCCGGATGTGCCGGGCAGGGATGGGCGAGGGAGCCGTCGCCGGACGGGCAGGTGCAAATCTTTGATTCGGTCATGGGAGCTTTCTCCAGGCCTCGGTTTCGAGGTCAGAAACGGTTATCAGTCGGCGCCGTCGCTCGATGTTTTCGAGTTGAATGACCTCACCCAGGCTGTCGATGACGACCCAGTGAATGCCGGTGGGAATGTGCAGGTAGCGGGCTGGCGCGGGGGAGCAGAGGGCGTTTATGCGGCGGACTGCGGGGCTTTCGTCGAATGGCATGATGGGCAGGCTCCGTAGGGTGGTGCCGTGTAGCAGTGCTCACCGCTGGCGCCCTGGTCTGCGTCGTTTGCGATCTCGTTGAGCTGGCGTGCGAGCTGGCGCAGTTGAGAGGAGGAGAGCAGGGCGCCGAGGCGTGGGAGGCCGTTGACCTCGGCCAGGCGCTGGCCATCCTCGCCGTCCAGGAACAGCGCGGTCAGGTTGAGGGGGGGCATGGCGTTTCCTCGGGAGGCCGGCATCGGATGCAGTTGCATTGCCCGATGCGCTGGCCTGTTGTGCGGCAGTAGACGGGCGCATTCACGGAAGGAGACTCTCCCCGACCTGGCGGGCATGTTCTATGGAGCTGGCCTTGATGCGGGTCCAGCCCTTGCCCCAGTCCTGGGTCAGGCCGCCCTGATCCCGGAAGAACGGCCCGTGCTTCACGAACACCTTTTTGCCGGCGTTGCGGTGGACGAAGTAGGTCTCGTCGTCGATCGGGTCGTCGGCGCGGTCATGCTCGATTGCCTTGTCGGACGGCGCCGAACGCCAGTCCGGCCAGGTGCGCGCCTCGTTCTTCGTCTGCTTGGCGACCAGAGCGTCGATTATCTGCGCGGGAGTGGCGCCGGTGCGCCAAGCCCCGTCCAGGGCCAGGATCACGACATCGATCCACTCGACCAGGTCGCCAGGGTTCTCCTCGATCTCGCGCAGCTCCTTACGGATGTGGTCGACGACGCCAGCGGCGCGCGACCCAGGCCCGAAGGTGCGTTCGCTGAACCGGCGCTGGCGATGAAGGTGCTGCTCGAAACTGAATCCAGTGCCGTGTAACACCTTGAGCATGTCATGCAGTTCTTGCTTCGCTTCATTGGCGTGCGCCATAGCATCGCCGCTGTCGAACGGGCCACCGACCAGGGACCAGGCGCTGGCAAAGACTTGGGCTTGGCTCATAGCTGCGTTGATGGAGTCGCTGTTTTCCGCGGACATAGGAGTACCTCTCGCCTGATGGCGACGAATAGGGATTGAGGTTGTGTTGGTCGTGATGGGCTTGGAAAAAACCCAAGAGGACCGGGAAAGGTCGTGACAGCAAGATTGGCCCTACACAAACACCGTGGTGCCATTCAAATGAAGAAGCTCGACCATCAGCTTTTCCGGGCCTACTTGCTGCTCTCGATCCTCGGCAAGGTGGTAACGATATGGGTCAAGATCCACCCATTTTTGGCCACGCCCGCCCTCAGTTGCTGAGGGCTTGCTTGGCGATCTGGAGCACGTCCATGCCGATACCACCGGTAGAGACGTCGGTGAGTGCGGCGATCTGTTCGAGGGCTTGCCGTGCGGTTGCCAGTTGATCCTCGGGGGACTGGTATGCCGGCATTCCGGCCAGACGACGACACACGAACGGATCGTTGTCGCTCGGTACCGAGCAGCATGTGAACTGGATTGCGCGGCACTTGCAGACGAAGTCGGGCGCAGGGAGTGCCTCGGCGTCGACGACGTGCATGCCGAGGGTGATAGCAAGGTTGCGTTCGATGTTCGCCCCTCGAGACCGCTCCCAGCCCGGCAGCAACGCGAGGATGTCGCAGTCCACGAGCCGCTTGATCCCGTCGCGCATGAACGTCTCCCACGGCGACCCGCGGTAGACCATGTTGACCGCCGGGTTCTCGACGATATAGCCGAGGGCTCTGATCCGCCGCTCCTCGGCGTTGAACGCGGGGTAGTTGAAATCGGAAATGCCGGTCATGGGGCCGGACAAGTAGACGCGGAGCATCATGCGACGGACTCCTTCTGATCGTGGAGAAGATCGAGTTGCGCGGCGCCCTCCAGCCAGGCTGAAGCCAGGCGGTGGCGGGCGATGGACGCGTATTCAGGGTTGAGTTCGAGGAGTACCGACCGGCGGCCTTCCTGCATGGCGACGAGGGCGGTGGTGCCGGCGCCGCCGAAGGGGTCAAGGACCAGGCCTCCCCGCGGCGCGCCGGCGAGAACGCATGGCCGGATCAGGTCGGGCGGGAATGTGGCGAAGTGCGCGCCCTTGAAGCCGGCGGTGGGAACGGTCCAGACGCTGCGGCGGTTGCGCTTGCCGCCTACGCCCGTCCACTGCTCGTCATTGCCGCGCGCTGTGCCATCCAGATTTTTGTAGGACTCGCGCGCGTCGCGCTTGAAGCCATTGCCGCTGGGGTGATCGCTTACGGCATCTTCCTTCACTGCCTCATGGTCGTAGTAATACCGAGGCGACTTGGTGAGCATGAAGACATACTCGTGCGCCTTGGTGCAGCGGTCGCGCACGCTCTCCGGCATCGGGTTCGGCTTGTGCCAGATGATGTCCTGGCGCAGGTACCAACCGTCGTCCTGCAGGGCGAAGGCGAGGCGCCAGGGGATGCCCATCAGGTCTTTGGCCTTTACTCCAGCCGAGTCGAGCCAACTACCCCTATTTCGGACGTTAGTGATGTGCTCGCCATGTCCGGTTTGTTTGACGCTTTTGCTGTAGTTCCCGCCGCCACCGCCTGCATAGCTGTCGCCGATGTTCAGCCAGAGCGTTCCATCGTCACGCAGCACGCGGCGGACTTCGCGGAAGACTTCGACCAAGCGCGACACGAACTCGGCGGGTGTCTGCTCCAGGCCGATTTGCCCGTCGACGCCGTAGTCGCGCAGGCCGAAATAGGGCGGGCTGGTGATGCAGCAGTGAAAGGACTGGTCGGGCATTGCCCGGAGAGCGTCCAGGCAATCGCCGACCCGTATCTCATGCGATTGGGTCATGTTGAGTCTCAAGACGAGTAGAGCCGCGCCGGCCTGTGGCTAGCGTCGGTATTTAGGTCAAATTGCGATGTATGAGTGAAGCGCAGAGGAGGTGGAGAAAGGACTGCCAAAAAAACTGTAACTATCTGACCGTTCTTCCTTTACTCCGTCCAGAAAGAACTATTCTTAATGTTGTGAGGCCATCCTGCGGGGGAGATAGAAAGCCCCCTTGCGTTGGCGCGCAGAGGGGGCGGCTTCACAACCTATCTGTTTAAGACCATTCAAAGGAGAATGATCTATGCGTAAGAATAGCTGTCTGCAGTGGCACTGCAAATTCAAAGTGCGTATATCGAAATCCCTCCCCTTTCTGCTGGCGATCCCTCTGATGATTTTTGGCGAGCCAGGTACACTCCAGGGCGACCCAACGGTAATTCCGGATCAATGTTCAAGCAGTTTCGTAAAAACGACCTGAAGAAAATCCCGGCCCAGTTAAATGCTGGGCCTTTCTTCTACAAGCATTCTCATAACCTTTTCACTAGGCGAGTATTCGTGTCGCGACACAGTCAGGAGCGGCCGTAGGTCAGAGTCTGGGAGCGAGGCTGCGTTTAGAAGAAGTGTCGAGAACGCCTCTCTCCAATCCTCGAAATCGCCGACCGCCTGTAGCCGTTCGAAAGCGGCGTCGATCGCCGGCGGGGATGGAAGCTTGCGCTCGGGTATTCCGGCCTCTCGCTGGCGCTGGCGCTTCTCCCGCTGGCGCTGGGCGTTGGTCTTTGCCATCAGGCCACCTTCTTCGCCTTGAGACCCAGGAAGTCGGGCAGGCCGTCGTATCGTTCTTCGTGATCGGCGCGCCGCGGCATCACCCCGGCGAAGAAGTTCTTCAGGTGCTCATGGTCAGGGAACGTGCAGCGGATCAGAGAGTTCGGATCGGCCTGTCTCAGTACCAGGCTCGGTGCGCTGCCCCGGTTGAATATCCTCACGACCTTCTCGAACGTTCCCAGGTACGCAGGATCTACCGCGGTGATCGGCGATCCCATCCCTTGTGCCGGGATCGGACGGCGCCAGTCCGGGTACTTGGCATCCACCAGTTCGAGCTGCGCGCTGATCAGGGTGCCGGGATCGAACGGCGCAAACTGTTTCACATCATCGGGAACGGGCCAGTCGGAATCGGAGATCACCCCAGCGCGTTCGTAGATGAACGCCGTACCAGCGTTGCGCTTCTTCATGCCGGCGACGAGTGCCGTGCTCGGGCTGATGATGATCTTACTGCTGGCCCAACCGTCAGGGTCGTGCATGACGCCGATGTGGTGGCCGTTCGTTACGATCAGTAGAACGCCTCCCTGAGACGCCGGCTCGATGCTGATACCGTTGAGGTAGTAGCGGATATCGTTATGCGCCATGAACAGCGACACGGCGGCGAGGTAGTGGGCCTTTGCCCTGGCGAGTAGTTCCATGGGGTATCTCCGGTCAGAAGATGTAGGAGTGTTGGTGGCTGGCGCTGGCGCGGTAGGAGACCGTTCGAGGCTTCGCCTCTTGAGCTGCCGGCGCAGCGGCGGATGGTGGCGTCCTGGGAGGCTGTTGCCGGACTGCTACGGGGAGCGTGAAGACCAGCACGATGAAGCCCAGGACAGTGCTGATGCCGCCGACTCGAATGGCTCGCCGCCTGGTCATTTGCCGGCCTGCTGGCGCTTCAAGTGCTCTGCGTAGGCGCATGCATCGTTGTGATTCCGGCGGAATCCGCGCACCGCGCCAGTAGCGGTCTCGACGATGTGGAAGAATCCGCGACCCTGAGGCACGACCTGGTAGGGTTCCGCTGTCGCAGGAGCCATGAGCCGCTGAACGAACGCCAGGCGGGCGAGGGCGGTCTGGGAGAGCAGGCCGGCGAGAACTTCGGTTTGTTCCTGATGCTTGAGCATGGTGGTTCCCCTACGCGTTGATTGTGATTTCTTCGAGGCGCCGCACGGTGCGGGCTTCGGTGAGCCGCCGCTCGTTGCTTGGCCGGCGATTTCGGTTCATGTGGTCGTCATCGTTGAGCAGTGGCTGGCCGGCGACGAGGAAGGCGAGAACGAAGACGGCCGGCGAGATGATTCCGCGGCGGAACGCTTCGAGGACGAGGCCGCGTACGCTGCGCACGCCGAGCTTGAATTTGGCGTCGTCGAGGCGCTTTTCGACGGTCCCCGGGGCGATGCCCATGCGCCGCGCGACCTCTTTCGCGGTCAGTTCGCTGGCGCTCCAGGCGGTCGCTTCGAGTTCACGGGGAGCAAGGCCGAGGCCCTGGCGGCCGATCCATCCGCCGCATTGGATTGCTTGCATGGGTGTGGCTCCTTGGCTGCATGGGTCAGCACTCGGCGGCGCGATTGTTTGCCGATGGGTATCGCGGGGAGTGCTGGCGCATGGAGTCGAGAGAGGGGTGGTGCAGGGCGCCCACCGCCCCGCACCTACTTACAAACCGCCTTATGGTTTGAAGCATTCTTGGCGGGACGCCTGGAGCCCGAACTCTGGACGCCCCGCTGGTACATCGCTCCCGGCCTATCGGTGCCGTGGCACCAAGGTCAGGATCGGCGCTGGCGCTATCGAGCACGCGCAGCGGTTCGGGCCGCTGGTGCCGGAGCGCCAGGCCGATGAGGAATGGAAGGATGAACATGGTTTACCCCTGGAGCGACTCTTTCGCCTGAGCGACGAGATCCATCAACCGCTCTACCCATGCCGAGCGAGTGGTGAGGGTGATCGATTCCGACCCTTCGGCCAGGCCGGCACGGAGTGCCGTAGGGAAGGCCTCGACGATATCGGTAGTGACCTTGAGCAGGTCATCCAGAATGGCGCGCGGTACGACTGGCTCGGCTACTGCCTTGGGGGTGACCTTTGTCCCTCCCGCCGCGATCACCTTCGCGAGCTGCTGGCCTAGCACTTGGCCGGCCTTCTCGCCGTGCTTCCTGACGACCTTCGCCGCGGTCGTCGCCGCGACTGCGCCGGATCTGATCAACTGCTGCACATCGGTATTCGCGTTGCCTACGACCAACACCTGGTCGACGTGCTGCCGGGTCTTCCCCATCTTCTGGGCGATCTGTTCGACGGTCCATCCGAACGCAATCAGCCGTTTGTAGCCGTGTGCGAGCTCCAGAGGGGAGAGCTTGCGCCCTTCCTGACTGGTGATCACTCGAAGCACGCGCTCAGCGTCGTTACCGCCGAACGGAACGATGGGCACCCAAAACTCGCCGTTCGGGTCGCGTGGCAACCGGCCCTCGGCGTCGAGCTTGAGGTAAGCGCGCCGCCGGCGGTGCCCATCGACAACCCACATACCTCCCTCTTCGCGCGGCCTCACTTCAAGGGCCGGAACGATGCCGCCCTGGTGCAGGTAGTCGGCCAGATCCGCAATGCTCTGCTCGAGGTCTTCGCCCTCGGCGCGCAGGTTGAAACCGGGTTCTTCGTGAAGGTCTTCGAGGCGAGCCTTCATCGCATCCGCGCGCTTCAGGTCGCCGTCCTTGATCATCTGCTTGAACGATTTTGCGCCCATCTTTATTTGCTCCCTATACTTGGTCCACGCCGTTAATATCTTGTGCGGTATATGTACAGATTTGGAGGGTAAGGAGTTGGAGTGGGTTTATTGGGTTTTTCAGTTAATTACTTTATCGCTGCTGGCATGGCTTCTTCTTTTTCCGAAAAGCTACATAGGGGAGAAAGGCAAGAACTTGGCAACAAAGGAAGATATTGGTGAGATAACTAACGAAATAGAAAAGGTGAAAAATCAATATTCCGCAGACCTAGAGGGGTTGAAGGCTGGTCTTTCGCATAGGGCGAAATATTATGCTTATAGATACGAGCGGGAATTTCAGGTTCTAGAAGAGTTGACCTCCCTGTTGGTTGATGTTCGGGACTCGGTTGTATCCCTTAGGCCCATGCTGGACTCTCGTCCATCCGGGAAAAGTGACAGCGAGATAAAAGAAGAGAGGTTGAAGCGTTACTTTGATGCAAGGCGTAATTTATATGACTTGAGGGAGAAGAAATGCCCGTTTTTTCCAAGGGATATATACGACTGTATCTGTGATTTAGATAAAATATCTCGGGAGGAGGCCTTGGATTATCATATGAAAGATCCGTTCGATGATGATGAGCCGAAAGCTTTCTTGAAGTATTGGAATGATGCAGAAGAAAATCGAGAGGCGGTTGAAGCCTGCTCTAATAAGGCTATCGAGCTTATTCGTGAGCGTATAACCCATTGGGATAGTATTTAAGCGATGATTGCTTGCGGTGCTGAAGCAGTGCTGTCTGTGGGTATTTAAATTTGAATTTGAAAAGTTAAATTCGAATTTATAAAGATGTTGATGGTTTAAATTCAGCTTCCTAGCATGGAGTCTCCATACAGAAGGAGGCATAAATATGGCTAGCTCTCTTGCTCCACGTCAGGTGATTCGTGATGGACAGTTCATCACCTCGCCGAATGGGAAATACAAATTGGTCATGCAAGCGGATGGCAACTTGGTCCTTTACGAGGATGGAACCAAGCCTATCTGGAATACAACGCCGGTAGGGCCGGGTGCGAAGGCGGTAATGGAGTTTAACCTTAACCTTTACAATAAGGCTGGACAGATGGCTTGGTCCAGCAATGTTCGGACTCCATACCTATTCGAATCGTTCAAAGATAGAGCTTATCTGGTTTTGCAGGACGATGGAGATTTTGGGATATTTCTTGATCAGGCGAACTGGGCATCTCTGGTTCTGTCTGAGCCGGAGGTTGGTGTCAAGGAGAAGTTGATTCCTACCGGTACTGTCATGGGGCCGGGCACTGAATATGTAAATGGAAACTACCGGCTGGTGTTCCAGGATGATGGTAACTTGGTTATATACAGGATTAATCCTCTCGCCGTGGTTTGGGCTACTTACACAATGGGAGCTGATAAAGCAGTTGTGCAGGAGGATGGGAATTTTGTAATTTACAAAGGTACCACAGCGCTGTGGCACACACATACTGCAAGTGGTATCCCGGCATATCTGGAGTTCACAGATAGTGGACGGCTCTCCTTGAGCCAACCCAACTTGCAGTGGACGCTCAAACGTGGTTCGTTGTTTGTTCCGCCGAAGGTAATTCCAGGCCAGTATGGTCCACTAGATACCACCCCAATCTGGTCTTGGTCTCACGACTACCCGTGACCAACCGGCTCTCCAATCATCCTGCAGGGTGCTTAGTCATCCTGCAGTTCTACCAGTATCGAGCAGATTGCTCCAGGCGAGGTCGCCTCGCGATTCTGGAGTCAGCTTCACAATGGTATTACTGACTAGACGGCTCTTAAGCGGCCTGCACGTGCCTTGAGTGTCCTTCCCTCGACGACGAGGAGGAGAAATTCTCCACGGCCTCTACCGTTGCCGAGGTGGATTGAACCGATTACTACGCCCGGCTTTTCCGGTCCTCTCGGGTTCTTGAGGATCACTGACTGGCCTGGTTGGAATGGGACCATTTTCGTTTCCTTCCGTTGCCTTGGGTACATCCAAAGCAGCCCTGTTTCCAAGGCTGCTCAGTGATGTTCCCTACCGCGTTCGCCTACTGGGCTTCTACAACCCGCGGGTGTTGCTCATAGCTGTCATTCCCCTGACTGCGGCGCCGATTGCCGCACGGCACAGCCAGGTTCCTGCCCATTACCGCCGGGGTGGCGGGGCGCATTGCTTTCCGGGTCATTCGCTCGGTTTGGTCTGGTCCTCGTCCGCCGCAGGTTCTTCCTGCGTTGCCCAGGCCCGCATTGCCTGAGCGCGGATCGCCGGTCGCCGGTAGAGGCAATGCGATCTGTTGTTGATTTCTTGCTGTCGGGTTGTGAAAGAGCGGTCGGCTCGGTGGCCTCCCTTGAACCAAAAAGGTACATAGAGTGAGCTGAAATTAGTAGCGAAAAGGTACATTGTCAATACCTTGGTTGTACCTTTATGGCTCTTATAGGGATTCTGACTGTTCGGATACTGTATGCATGTACAGTTTATGAGGTGCTTATGGCCAAGAAGCAGCAGGCGTACGAGGTCACGCCGACTGATCGCCTGGGGATGCGAGTGTCCGCGATGATCAATTCACCGAAGGCGCAGGATCTGGGGATGGTGACGATTCACCGGCTGGACACTGACCCGGCGGAAGCGTGGGATGCGGTGATGGAGGTGCTGGCTGAGACGGACGGTATCGACCTGGTGATCAACGACGACGGAACCATGACGCTCAAGTGGGAGCCTATTAAAAGCGACGCACCCTAACGCTTTTGGATTGCGCATCTCGAAGAAGAGTGGGCTTGCACAATTAACTAATTGTGTTAATCTGAAATTGAGCACGCGAAATCACGCCTGCTCTGGAGGTTAAAAATGCTAACGGCACTCGGAAAACTGTTAAGAAAGGAACGCATCGACAGGAATCTCCTGCTCAAGGATATGGCCTTGGGGCTGGAGGTTAGCCCGGCATACCTCTCTACCGTCGAAACCGGTAAGAAAACGTTCAGTGACGACTTCATCAGAAAAGTCGCTCGGTACTTGGGCTTCGCTCCAGGAACACGGGAGTATCACGAGCTTGAGGATGCGGCCATTCTTAGTCGAGGTCAGGTACAGATAGGGGTTGCAGGCGTTTCGAATAAGCACAAAGAGGTGGCACTTGCTTTTTCTCGGCAATTCGAGGAGATGCAGCCATCGGAGCTTGACAAGCTTCTCGCTCTTCTGAACGAGCCGCAAAAGCAAAGGTAGCAGCATATGAGTGGACCGCGCTGTGAAGTACCGCCTCAGTCGCTCGATGCGATCATCAGGCTGACTGAGGCAATTCGTAAGGACACCAAGATCAGAAGCGATCTGTTCCCAGTCCTTGAGTTTTTGGAATTTGCAATGCCGAGGATTTTTCCTGGGTTTGCGCTGGAGGTTGGGGCGAAAGAGGAGATGGGGCCGAATCACGGGCTAACGATCCCTAGTGAGAATGTGATCCGGCTTCGTGAGGATGTTTACGATGGGCTCTGCCGGGGTGGCGGGCGTGATCGATTTACTGCCGCACATGAGCTAGGGCACTACATCATGCATCGCAACGTGTCGATTGTGTTCCACCGTGCTGAAAACGGCCGACTCCCCCCGTATCGTGATAGCGAATGGCAGGCGAATAGCTTCGCTGGGGCGCTTCTGATGCCAGAGCGGGCAATGAGGGAGTGTGGATCGCTGGCAGAGATAGCACAGCGCTTCGGTGTAAGCCTGGCTGCAGCAGAGGTTCAGAATCGGCAATTGTCCCGCCGGGGGATGAGAGTTTTGAACTGATTGGAGTTGGCGCTCCAATCAGTTCGGTGAGCTTTGGGGAAGGGGCTCGCCCTTGCAACGGGTAGCTGCGAACGAAAGGTTAGTCATTTCCTAGCAGTTTTCGCAAGAAAAAAATTTCCTTCCGCTAAGGAGGTGACTATGCATGACGCCAAAAAAGCCGGCCCCTAAAGGGTATCGCTGGGTATGCTGCCGCTACCGTCGGGTGAAAAACTCCGACCGCGTGCTGGATGCTCATGACTACGGCCACGAAGCTTGGTGCTTCTTGGTCCGGGCGTAAATCCAGGCCTTGAAGGTAAAGCGACCCATAGACTAGCGATGGGTCGCTTTACTTTTTTTGGCTATAGCTCAGTGTTTCCTGCGTCTCATAACAGACCACCAGAACACCCACCCGATCACGCTGATGCCACCGTCACGCATCTGATCCTTGGTGTACTCCTCATCGGGGTACTCGTCCCGGTTGTAGCTGCGCAACCGGATGCCGCCGCCAGGCAGTCGATAGACGAACTTCACCCGCAGCAGGTCGTCATGCTTCAGGGCGTAGATCTCGCCGTCCACGATCGTGTTGACCGAGAGGTCGACGCCGATGATCGAGCCGTCTGCAATGAGCGGCTCCATGCTGTTGCCTGTGACGTTCACGCAGACGGAGGTGCTCTTGTCGACGGCAGCCTCGCGCAGAGTTGCCTTCGGGAATCGAATCTTGCGCTTGGCCAGTTCGAGGTCAGGCATTCGCCCACCGCCCGCCGCTATCTCGACCTCGTCGAAGTATGGGATTTCAACCTCGTCCAGCGCGAGCGGGTCTCCGTCTGACCACGCTGATAGGGGCTCCAGATTTCCGCCGGAGCGATACTCGGCGGTCGGCTCAGCCACCCGCTGGTGTTGTTCCGGGGTGTGCTGAATGTCGAGCCAGCCGCGCGGCATATTGAATTTCTCCTCAATGTGCCTGGCCAGCTTGTTGCCGATGTTCTTGGTGGGGTTCGAGCCAATCAAGCGGCTCACCTGGGTTGGCTCGCGATCTATGCGAGCAGCGAATGCGACTGTGCCGCCTTCCTTTTCGGCCAGTGTGAGCGCGTTCGCGCGGCGGATTGTCGTGATATCGATCATCTAACCATTTCATCATCTGTACCTAAAAAGTACAGAACCTTGACGGTACACTTCCTTTTCACCATGATTGTACCAAGGAGGTACATTTATGGCCGTCGAGACACCCCAAAGCACCCATGCAGAAGCGCTTCGGGCCTTCTGGAAGTCGCTCAGCATCCAAGAGCGTGATGACGCTGCGAAGGCGCTCAGCACCAGCGTTGCGTACCTCAGACAGGTTCTGGCCTGCGGCCGGACTCCAGGGGCGGCGCTGGCGCGTGATCTTGAGCGCTTCTTCGGCGCTCGCATCACCCGCCACCAGCTCCGCCCAGACCTCTACGACGCGCCAGCAAGGCCTCGGGGCCGGAGTGCGGCATAGCACGTAGCAGATGTTACGGAGAGGGGATGGCGCTGCTTAGTCGGCTGCGACCCCTGTTCAGACATCCAGTAGAGCAGACAGCAAAAAGCCCGGGGGCAACCGGGCTTTCTGAGGAGGCACCGTAGGGCGGTGCCGAACATCCAACGGAGACGAATATGTCACAAGTTGCAGTCATCCAACAAGGCCCGGTCCTGGCGATGAGCAGCCGCGAGATTGCGGCGCTGGTCGAGTCCCGACACGACAACGTGAAGAGGACCATCGAGCGCCTCGGCGAGAAGGGGGTCATCAGGTTTACTCCGTCGGAGGAAACCTCCCACGCTGGCGCTGGGGCGCGGCCCGTGAGTGTTTATCTCGTCGACAAGCGCGACAGCTTCGTTGTTGTTGCGCAGCTCAGCCCGGAATTCACTGCGCGCCTGGTGGACCGCTGGCAGGAGTTGGAGTCTCAGCTAGCGCATGGTGTGCCCGCCGTCCCTACGAATCTGGCGGATGCACTGAGGCTGGCTGCTGATCAGGTCGAGAAGAATCAGGCGCTGCAGTTGGTCATCAGCGAGCAGGCGCCCAAGGTCCAGGCCCTGGAGCGGCTCAGCGGTGCGGCCGGCACGATGTGCATAACCGACGCAGCGAAGCACCTCAAGATCAACCCCGCCCGGCTCTTCGACTGGCTCCAGCAGAACCGATGGATCTACCGCCGGAGCGGTTCTGCTCGCTGGATCGGCTATCAGCCACGAATCCAAGACGGCTGGATCATGCACAAGGTGACGGTTCTCGGTCGTGACGACCAGGGCGACGAGCGTGCGGCGAGCCAGGTACGCATCACTGCCAAGGGGCTCTCGGTGCTGGCGCGGAAGATCGAGGAGGGCAAGCTGTGATCCTCGGTAGCGTGTCGCGACACGAAATCACGAATCAAGAAAATGTGTCGCCGGAGGTGAGCCAGTGAGCACGATCATCATGTCGGCCTGCTGGCCACTCCAGGGCATGAGCCCCGCACAGAAGGCGGTACTGATCTCGCTGGCAGACCAGGCGAACGACCAGGGCGTGTGCTGGCCTGCGGTAGACAGCATAGCGACGCGTTGCTGCCTGTCGAAGCGTGCGGTGCAACAGGCCATCAAGTGGCTGCGTGGCGCAGGGATTGTGAGCGTAGAGGAGCGCCAGGGCAGGTCGACCATGTACTCGGTGACCCCCGCAGCATATGCACCCCCGCAGGAAATGCACCCCCGCAGGAAATGCACCCCCGCAGGAAATGCACCCACCCCCGCAGATGCTGCACCCCCACCCCCGCAGGATCTGCACCCCACCCCCGCAGATGCTGCACCCAGAACCGTAATAGAACCATCAGGAGAACCATCAGAAGAACCGTCACCTTTGCCGACCCGTTCCGGGCCGGCGGCTGGCGATGCGCTGCAGGAGGCTTGCCGGAGTGTGTGGGCAGCGTACCGGGCAGCGTACGAGGCGCGCTGGAGTGTTCAGCCGGTGCGGAACGCAAAGGTCAATTCCCAGGTGAAGCAACTGGTGGCCGCCCTCGGCGGGGAGGCTCCAGCGGTGGCGGCGTTCTTCGTCGGGCTGGATGACAAGTTCCTGGTCGACAGTTGCCATGAGTTCGGGTTGCTACTGGCCAAGGCTGGCGCTTACCGGACGAAGTGGGCGACAGCCGGTTCCGCGCCGTCGACCGATTGGACTGATCAGGTGCAGCTATGACCCGCAGGCAGTTCGAACCGCAATCGGTCGGTGCTGTGCTGGCGCATGTGAATCAGGGCGCGGGTCTGCGCCCCTTGTCCCAGCCGGCGGTGAAGGTCGATCCCCAGACGAGAGGCGAGGTCGACCGGTTGTTCTTGCGGATCAAGGCGATCTGCCCTGGATGGCGAAGCTCCTGGCCCAGCGATGAGGTCGAGAACGCCGCGAAGGCGGAGTGGCTGGCAGAGATCGTCCGGCAACAGGTTACGCGCCGCGAGCAACTGCAGGCCGGGGTAAGAGCGTTGAGCGCGCAGGCCAGGCCGCTTGTTCCGTCTGCCGGCCAGTTCTGCGCCTGGTGCTGGGCTCCTGAGGTCTTCGGCCTGCCATCCCTCGATGACGCATATCGCGAGGCGCTGGCCAATACCCACCCAGCCATGGTCGGAGCCGCGAAATGGAGTTGCCCTGCGGTGTATTGGGCAGCCGCTGGCGCTGGATTCAGCCGGCTGCAGGCTCTGGCAAGAAAGGATGGGCTTGCGGCGCTGGAGATCTCCTACCGACAGATCATCAAGAAGCTGGCGCGTGGCGAGGCGCTCGGGAAGGTTCCGGAGGGAGAGGTCACCCACCAGAAAGCGCGAACCCAATCCGTTGGAATTGCTGCCCTGGAGCAGCTTCGAAAACAACTCAAAGGAGGAGATCGCTCATGAAGTGGAGCGTACTCAACGACTATCTGATGGTTAGCGATACCCAGCCACCCTACAACGTCTGCAAGCTCCTGGTCGCCGGTGAGGCTCACTACCGGGCCAGCGTACAGGGTGAATTCATTTGCACCCCGGTTGCGACTGCGAAGGAGGCGTGCGGTGTTTGCGAGCGCCATCACCAGATCACCTTCCCGCGGGAGGTGGCATGACGTTGTCGGCACGGAAGCCCCGGCCGAAGAAGTGCGCAGTGTCGACGTGCCGCGCGCCCTTCGTCCCGGTGAAGTCGTTTCAGACGTGGTGCAGCCCAGAGTGCGGAATCGTCATCGCTCGGCAGAAGCAGGAGAAGGAGCGCAAGTCGATCCAGCAACGCGAGCGCCGCGAGGTCAAGGTTCGGAAAGAGAAGTTGAAGAGTCGTGCAGACCACTTGAGGGAGGCTCAGGCCGCATTCAACGAGTTCATCCGCTGGCGCGACTGGGACCGCCCCTGCATCAGTTGTGGGCGCTTTCATGACGGGCAGTATCACGCCGGGCATTACCGCTCCGTAGGCTCCCATCCCGAGTTGAGGTTCGACGAGGACAACGTCCACAAGCAATGCGCCCCATGCAACAACCACAAGTCGGGGGACGTCGTGAACTACCGGATCAACCTGGTGGCGAAGATCGGCGCTGCGGCTGTAGCGCGCCTGGAGGGGCCGCATGACGCAAGGAAGTGGACTGTGGAAGAAATCAAGGCAATCAAGGCCCTGTATCGAGCCAAGGCCAGGGACGCGAAGAGGGCTGCAGCATGAAGAAGCATGGTCCGGATCTTACGAACAAACCGCGTCACTTGGTTCCGTGCCCGGCATGCAATGGCCAGGGTCAGCGCCGGGGAGTGTTCTACGACATTGATTGCGACGCGTGCGGTGCCGCTGGCTTCGTTGATGGGGTGACGGGGCTGGCGCTGGAGCAGCGGGATGCAGTGGTGCAACTGCGGATGTGGGTGAAGCGCTTGCTTGATGAGCAGCGACGCCAGGCGAGCAGGCTGGCGCGAGAAGAGAACAACCAGAGGGGCGCCGGCGGCTCCCACTTCAGAGGCGACTGAAATGAACATCAAGGCGTTGGAATTTCTGATGGAGCAATACGGGCTGTGGGTATGGTCCGACAATGGCACGCCGCGCGGCTCTTCGCCCATGCTGGCGCTGATGAAACGGAACCCGGCGAACGAAAAACGGTTTGCTGCTGTGATCCCCTGCATCAGTGATGATCGGGCGTTGCAAGTAGACCGGTTTCTCGCACGTCTCTACGACGAAGACCCGGATGCCATCCGCAGCCTGATCCTCTACTTCATCCATGGCATGTCGTATCGAGATATTCAGGATCGGATGGGGATCAGCTACGCGGACGCACGCATGCTGGTTCGAGCGGGCCTGTCGGCTATCCTCGTGTGCTTCGTGATGGAGGAGAAAAAGGCTGCCTGATAAAATGTACAGGCTGGATGTATTGACAGTGATAATCTCAGCCTGTACCTTTCGTAATACATTGCGGTTTTGCCGCTCTGGCGGGCTCCGCTAAGAGATGAGGATCGAGAATGAGCCAAGTAACGCAGATCGAGGGTTTTATCGGCGGCACCGCTGATGGTGGGCCTGTCGTTTGGGATAACCTTGCCCCTGTTCAATTTGCTCAGTCCGCCACCGCGACGGGGGCTACTCTTCGGTCTGCGTACCGTTTAGTTCGGGGGAGTGTCCTTGGTGAGGATTTCGTCGCCTACGTTGACAATGATATGGGTAAGGAAGAGGCGCTAAATGCGATCGCGCGGCGTTTGATCTCGATCCGCTCGATCGGATACTGATCTCCTAATTGTTGAATTAAGCCCAGCTCGAAGCTGGGCTTTTTCGTTTCTGCAGGTAGCGCATTGCGCTGCAGGGTGCGCGGCCCCTTGAAAGACCGCACCTGCACCTATCCCTGGCCCAGCCCTCGCGCTGGGCTTTTTCATTTCCGCCCCGCCGAGGGGATTCGAGACCATGAAAATGCCCGACAAAGACCCCATCACGTGGGCTGCGCTGCTGGCGTGGCTGTCTGCGCACTATCCGCAGCTGTACGCCGCCGGCCTGTCCTTTGTGGTCGCGCTGACCCGGGTGATCTACGGCGGTGGAACGCGGCGCCAGGCGCTGCTCGAGGCAACGCTCTGCACCCTGATCACCTTGGGCCTGATTCCTGTCCTTGAGTGGTTTGGCCTTCCGCAGAACATGGCTACTGCTGCCGGGGTGTTCACCGGTTTCCTGGGTGTGAAGAAGATCGCCGAGTTCGCTGATCGGATCGCCGACTGGAAGTTTCCGCGCCGGGGGGCTGGCGAATGAAGATCACCGCCGATCAACTCGACCGCGCTACCGGCTGCGGTGCTGCTACTGCCTCGACCTGGGCCGACCACATCAACGGCGCCATGGCTCGGTTCGAGATCAACACGCCCGAGCGCGTGGCGATGTTCCTGGCTCAGGTCGGGCACGAAAGCCAGAGTCTGCGCCGATTGGTCGAGAACCTGAACTACTCCGCCGAGGGGCTGCTCAAGACCTGGCCGACGCGTTTTACGCCGGTTGAGGCGAAGCAGTACGCCCGACAGCCTGAGCACATCGCGAACCGCGTCTACGCAAACCGGATGGGCAACGGGTCACCGGATACGGGCGATGGGTATCGATACCGTGGCCGCGGCCTGATCATGATCACCGGCCGCGACAACTACACCGAAGCTGCACGTGCCCTGGCGCTGCCACTGGTAGCGCAACCGGAACTGCTGGAGCAACGGACCTGGGCAGCAATCGCCGCGGGGTGGTGGTGGAAGTCGCGGGGTTTAAACGACCTGGCTGACCAAGGCCGATTCGAGCGGATCACTCTGAAGATCAACGGCGGCTACAACGGTGCTGAGGATCGAGTGGCGCGTCTCGAATGGGCGCGCGCAGCGCTGGCGGGTGCGTGATGAGGTGGGTTCCATGGTTGATCGTCGCGCTCGTTGCGATGGGGATGATGTGGCGGATGGACCGCCTGAGCCTGCAAGTGACCGCAGAGCGGGAGCGTGCTGACGTCGCGGCGCAGGAGCGTGACCGCAACCAGCAACTGATTGACCTGCAGGCCGGCGTCCTCGCTGAACAGCAACGCCAACTCGGCCGCGTCGCCGACATCGAACGGCAAACCCGCCAGCTCGGCCAGGCCTTGGAGATACAGGGCACGCGCCACGCTGCGGCGTTACGGGAGTTGAAAGAGAATGACCAGGCTGTTCGCGACTGGCTGCGTGCTGGCATCCCTGCTGGCCTTGGCCGGATGTACGCCCGCCCCGAAACCACTGACCCCAGCGCCTACCGCGCAGCAGGCCAAGTGCCCGCTGACGCCGTGTCGGCTCCCCGGCCGTCCGCCGCTAGCGAACGGTGAGGATGCAACCGCGGCGATCGATGCTGTTGAGGCTGCGTTGACAGCGTGCGCGGTCCAAGTCCTGGACTGCATGGAGCGTCAGCGAGTGGATGAGCGATGAGAGGCAGTATCTCCGCCCGAGATCTCGATGATGCGGTGGCGTCTCTACGGGGCCTCGGTGGCGACCTGCCGAACAAAGTGTTGGCCGACGCCTTGAACCACACCGCGAACCAGGCGAATCAGGCGCTGGTCGGGGAGATCGGCCAAGTCTTCGACCGACCGACACCGTTCACCCGTAACGCCATCCGCATCCTGCATGCCACCTCAATCCGGCTTGAGGCGGCCTTGTGGGTGAAGGACGAAAAGGACCATGCCTCGAAGGGGCAGGCGCCGGAGGACTGGGTGGCTCCCCAGGTCTTCGGGGGGGCGAGGGTGGACAAGGCGTCGGAGCGGAACCTCCGGGCCCGGGGCATCCTGCCGGCGGGCATGTTCGTGGTTCCAGCGGAGGGCGCCCGGCTGGACCAGTACGGCAACATGAGCCGCGGCCAGATGATCCAGATCCTCTCCGGCCTGGGCGCCCTGGAATACCGAGCGGGGTTCAAAGGAAACGCCACCCAGTCGGCGCGTTCCTTGGCGAGGGGACACCAACTCGCGTACTTCGTGATGCACCGTGGCCGCCGACCGATTGGCATCGCCGAGCGCCGTGGACGGACGTTGACCATGGTCCTCGCCTTCGTCCGCCAGCCTCAGTACCGCGTGCGCTTCCAATTTCACGAAGTCGTTCGGCGTGTTGCCGAGGACGACGCGCGCCTAGAGGCGAACATCGAGCGGGCCCTGGCGAAAGCGTTGCGCTGAACCGTTGGTGGGTGGCCTGGCCGGGCGGAGCAGGGTTAGTTCAACCCGAGCCGGTGGTGGCCACCTGCAGGTGGGGCGCGAACAGCGGGGCAGTGACGTGCTACTCGAAAAGCACCGGGGGCCCCTGAAGCGTGGCCCTTGGAGAGGGTAATTCGAACCCCGCTTTTCCACTATGTATGGCCCAAATTCTGAGGTTGGTTGTTGTGTTGTTATGAGCAAACCAGATATCACTCGGCAGCCTCACTGGCTCAACAAAAGCCGGATGGCGACGAGCCTCGGTATAAGCACGCAAGCCTTTGATAAATGGGGCGTCGAGCCGGTTGCAAGGATTGGCCGAGAGGCCTTCTATGACGTCCGCTCGGTACTGGAAAACCGCCTCGACTTCGCGGAGCGGAAACACCAACCAGACGGTGATGTTCCGGAAGGCATCGACCCGCTGGCAGAACATAAGCTGACGCAGGAGCGTCTGCGCCTCACTTCGGCCCAGGCCGACGCCCAGGAGAAGAAGAACCTGGTCGCCGACAAGCATCTGGTGCCTACCGAGTTTGCGGTCTTCGCCCTGGGCAAGATCGCTGCCCAGATTGGTTCAATTCTCGACACGGTGCCCTTGAAGTTGCGCCGCAAGCACCCGGACCTCGACGTGCGACACGTCGAGGCGCTGCAGCGAGAGATCGCTCTGGCGCGCAACCGCGCTTCCGAGTTGGGCGATCTACTCCCGGGTATGCTGGATGAATATGTCGAGTCCTTGGCTGAATGACCTGCAGAAGCAAGTTCGCCTCGGCCTTGAGTCCCTATTCCGCGAACCACCGCTGACTGCGGTGGAGTGGGCGGACAAGCATTTCTATTTGTCGTCCGAGTCCTCTTACCAGGAAGGAAAGTGGGAAACCGCAGCGTTCCAGGTTGGAATCCTGAACGCGATGGGCAACGACCTGATCCGCGTGGTGAACCTGATCAAGTCTGCACGGGTCGGCTACACCAAGATGCTGATGGCGAACATCGGCTACAAGCTCCAGCACAAAAAGCGCAACGTGCTGAGCTACTGCCCGACGGACCCTGATGCCGAAGAGCTGATGAAGCGGCACGTTGAGTCGTTCATCCGCGATGTTCCGGTCTTACTCGCCCTCGCGCCGTGGTATGGGAAGAAGCACCGGGACAACACCCTCGCCGCGAAGAAGTTCAGCCACCAGAAGATGCTCTGGTGCCTGGGCGGTAAGGCCGCGCGAAACTACCGCGAGAAGTCGCCCGACGAGGTCATCTACGACGAGCTGTCGAAATTCGACGCCGACATTGAGGGCGAGGGCTCGCCAACCTTTCTCGGCGACAAGCGCCTGGAGGGGGCCACCTTCAAGAAGTCGATCCGCGGTTCCACACCGGGGACGGTGGGCGAGTGCCAGATCACAAAGGCTGCTGAAGAGTCGCCGCATTTCATGCGCTTTCACATCCGCTGCCCGCATTGCCACGGAGAACAGTTCCTGAAGTGGGGCGGCAAGGACTGCTCGTTCGGCATCAAATACGAGACTAACGCGCTGGGTGAGGCGGAGAAGGCCTGGTACACCTGCGAGCACAACGGCTGCGTGATCGAGTATCACGAGGCGGTAGAGGCTGCGAACGATGGCCGCTGGATTTGTGAGCGGACCGGCCTCTGGACGCACGATTCCATGGACTGGTTCAAGGCCGACGGCGAGCCAGCCCGTACGCCTCGCTCTGTCACTTTCCACATCTGGACCGCGTACAGCGTCTTCACCACCTGGCTCGACATGGTCGGCGACTGGTTGAACGTGAAGGGCGACCGCGAAAAGCTGATCACCTTCGTCAACACCACCTTGGGCGAAACCTGGGAGGGTGACCAGGGCGAAAAGCTAGAGTGGGAGAACCTCTATGGTCGGCGCGAGATCTGGCAGCACCTGCCCGCGCGCGTAGCCGCTCTGACTGGCTTCATCGACACCCAGGACGATCGCTACGAGGCGCGCATCTGGGCCTGGGCCGCGGGCGAGGAAGGTTGGTTGGTCGACCGCTGGATTCTGCAGGGCGACCCGGCTAGCGCCGAGTTGCGCCGGAAGGTCGGGCTCAAGCTCCACCAGCAGTACCAGCGTGAAGACGGTGTGAGCATGCGCGTTGCGCTCTGGGGATGGGACTCCGGCGGTCACTACACCGACGAGGTGTACGAGGAGAGCAAGAAGCACGGCCTGTTGTGGGTCATCCCGACCAAGGGGCACAACGTCTACGGCAAGCCCATTGCAATGTTCCCCAACAACAAGAACAAGGCTGGCGTCTACCTGACGATGATCGGTACGGACAACGCCAAGGAGCTGATCTACAGCCGTCTGAAGCTTCAGCCCGAGCCAGGCAAGGTTCTCCCCGGCGTGATGCATCTGCCAGCCAGCGACGCGATCTGCGACGAGAGCGAACTGAAGCAGCTCACTGCCGAAACCAAGGTGATGAAGATCGAGAAGGGCCAGCGCGTGTATCGCTGGGACGCGAAGGGGCGCCGGAACGAGGCACTGGACTGCGCCGTCGGCGCTCTGGCAATGCTGCGAGTCGCCCAGCAGCGCTTCGGCCTGGTCCTCGATACGCCGCCCACCACTTCCACTGCACCATCGGTCCCGCCCACCAAACGCCGCAGCTCCGGCAGCGGCTATCTGAAACAACGTCGATAACCACGCGAGGCGGATATGACCGAAGCGCAGCAACGGTTGGCGGATGTGCGCGCGGCCATCCATGACATTCTCACCAAGGGGCAGACCATCACCAAGGATGGTCGCAAGCTTGAGCGCGCGCAGTTGGCGAGTCTGCGGATGCTGGAAAGCCAGTACGTGGCAGATGCGGGACAGGAGTCGGCGCTCAGTGGTCGGCGCTCCCGGGTGTGTCGGCTGTACCCTGCCGGGAAGGGGGTGTGATGGCCAGGTATCCTCATCTGACCCGGGCGGGCTTCATGCTTCCAGACCGGATTAAGAACAGCTATGACGGTGCCGGAACAGGCCGCCGCGCGCAGAACTGGGATGCGCCGCCGGGCTCGATCAATACCTTGTCGCTCCCTGCACTGCCACTGCTACGCAAGCGCTCCCGAGCTGCGACGCGCAACGACCCCTACGCGGGTGGTGCGATCGACACACGGGTGAGCAACCTCATTGGTTCCGGCATCGTGCCAATGCCGACGATTCAGGACAAGGCGCTGCGGCGGTTGTTGCTGGAGCTCTGGCTGGACTGGACCGACGAGTCGGATGCCGACGAGCGGACCGACTTCTATGGACAGCAGGCATTGGCGGCGCGAATGGTCGAGGAGAGCGGCGAGTGCTTTATTCGTCTGCGCCCGAGGCGGCCGGAGGACGACCTAGCCGTGCCGTTGCAGTTGCAATTGCTGCCTGCCGAGTTCGTTCCGGTCGAGAAGAACGAGGTGGCACGCAACGGTAATTTGATCCGGGCCGGCATTGAGTTCAACACCCTGGGCAAGCGGGTGGCGTACTGGATGTACCGGCGTCACCCCGGCGACAGCGCAGTGATGGCGGCGGGCTACAACCAATTGGTGCGGGTGCCGGCCAGCGAGGTACTACACGTCTTCGAGCCGTTGGAGGCAGGACAGTTGCGGGGGGTTCCCCGACTGTCTCGGGTTCTACTGCGGCTGCGCTCGTTGGACAACTTCGACGATGCGGTGCTGTTCCGCCAGGAGGTAGCCAATCTGTTCGCCGGATTCATTACTCGGCCGAGCCCAGGCGACTTGCCTCCCATCGATCCCATCAACGGTGGACCGGTGCGTATGGACGGTGACGGCTTCACGCCGATGGTGGGATTGGAGCCGGGCACCATGCAGGAGTTGCTGCCAGGCGAGCAAGTGGAGTTCTCCAAGCCGCCGGAGGCTGGTAACAACTATCCGGACTTCATGCGGCAGCAACTCCAGGCTGCGGCGATGGGAACTGGAGTGCCCTACGAGCTGTTCACCGGCGATCTGAGGAACGTAAATGACCGGGTGATCAGGGTAGTGCTCAACGAGTTTCGCCGGCGCCTGGAACAGCTTCAGTTCAGCGTCTACATCCACCAGCTTTGCCGACCGGTGAGGGCGGCGTGGATGGACATGGCGTACTTATCCGGTGCCTTGGATCTACCCGACTACGCACGCCGACGGCGCGAGTATTTGCGCACTCGCTGGGTGCCCCAGGGGTGGGAGTACATCCACCCAGTGCAGGACGTGCAGGGCAAGGTTCTAGAGATCCAGGCGGGGTTGGCCTCGCGTAGCGAGGTAGTGCTGCGCAAGGGCTATGACGCGGAAACCATCGACGAAGAAAACGCTGCAGACCAGACACGTGCCCACGAGCTTGGTCTCAACTACACAACGGCTCCGGGGTCGCCGGATCCCGCCGATGAGGAAACACCATGACCGAACAATCAGCGCTTCGTGCGCAGGCGCTTGCACTCGGCCTGCACATTTTCAACAAGGTCCCGGATGTACCGGCGCCCCAGGACGAGACCTGGTACCGCATCAAGGCTGCAGCCGAGGGTGAGCCGGACCAGGCCATCGAGGTCTACATCTACGGTGAGATTGGTACTTGGGGGATCACGGCCAACCAGTTTATCCAGGACCTGAAGGCCGTCGACGATGGTTCTTCGCCAGTGCTGGTGGCTTTCAACTCCATTGGTGGCGACCTATTCGACGGACTGGCGATCCACAACGTGCTCAACCGCCTGGGCGAGCGCTGTACCGCCCGCATCGATGCACTGGCGGCGAGTGCGGCAAGCGTGGCGGCCTGCGGCGCGCATCGGTTGGAGATGGCTTCCAATTCCATGCTGATGATCCACAACCCCTGGACCTGGGCCGGCGGCGATGCCGACGATCTGCGCAAGGTGGCCGAGGTGCTGGACCAGACGCTGGAAGCCATCGTCGCCTCCTACAAGCGCAAGGCGCCCGAGATCGACGATGGTGAACTCCGGCAGATGATCAAGGACGAGACTTGGCTGACGGCCAGTGAGGCCAAGACGCTTGGACTGTGCGACGAAGTGCTGGACGGGGTGGCTGTGAAGGCGGTGGTGGGAGATGGCGGTGCGTTGCGTAAGTACCGCAATACTCCCCAAACGCTGCTTGCTCAACTCGATAAGCCGCCACTGAGCGATACACCTGCAACGACAGCGGGCCCTGTTCCTGAACATGACCCCGACCCCCCTGTAACCCAACCCACTGCCGCCGCCCTGGCAGCACGGATTATCCGTAGCTGCTCGGAGGCCGGTATCAGTAACCTCGTGGAGGCCCTGAGCGTGTCTGGAGACCTGAAAGACGAGGCGAGTGTGGATGCAGCGGTCATCCGGGCCAAGGCGGTCCGCGATCTGTGCGTCAGTGCGCGCCTGCCGGAACTTGCCGCCGACTATGTGAAAGCTGGCCTCGAACCAGACGCCGTACGCGCCAGGCTGTTCGACAAGCTGGCTGGCAACGGCTTCGGCGAAATCATCAACACCCCGCCGCTCGAGGATGATCCGACGCCCCCCAGCAAGGCCAGGGCTGCGACGCCGTCGAAGGTGTACGCCGCGCGTCGGGCTGCCCAAACCGCTAAACCCAAGGCTTCGAAAGGAGAAGCATGATGACCAAAACCGAAGGCTTTCACGCCGGTGAGTTCCTCCTCTCGGAGGGGGCCGGTTCCATTTCCCGCGAACAGGTGACCCTGGCCGCTACCGCGAAGGCCCTGCCAGCCGGCCAGGTGCTGGGTATCGTCACGGCGTCGGGCCAATACGCGCCCTACGACGATGCGGCCACAGATGGCACCGAGGTGGCGGTGGCGATCCTGTATGCGCCCAAGCCGGCTTCGCCCGATCCCCAGGCGGTGACCGTGATTGCTCGTCTGGCCGAGGTGATCGATGTGGCGCTGACGGGTTTGAACGACGCTGCCCGTGGCGACCTCAAGGCCCGCAACCTCATTGTCCGCACCGGTACGCCGTACTGACCGGCCCCTTTGAGTCCTCCCGAAGCCCCGCACCCGCGGGGCTTTTCATTTTCTATGGAGCAAACAATGGCTGACATCAACGTCTTCGAAGACGAGGCGTTCAGCGTCTCGTCCCTCACCGCTGCGATCAACGAAGCCCCCGAGGTGCCTGGCCGTCTGGCGGCTCTGGGTCTCTTCGAGGAAGAGGGCAGCACCACCATCACCCAGCAGATCGAGAAGGACGGCGATACCTTGCACCTGGTGCCGGCCGCCGATCGTGGCGCGCCGGGCCTGGTGGTCACCGGCAGCAAGCGCGTGCTGATTCCGTTCAACAACGTGCACCTGCCGCAGACCTTCACCATCCTCGCCGACGAGATCCAAGGCATCCGTGCCTTCGGCGAGCAAACCGAGCTGCAGGCCGTGCAGGACGTGGTGAACAAGCGTCTGGGCAAGATGCGTCGTCAGCTCGACGCCACTCACGAGCACCAACGGATGGGCGCGGTGCTCGGTACCATCCTCGATGCCGACGGCAGCACTGTATTGCTCGACCTCTACGACCGCTTCGGTATCAGTGCTCAGGTCGTTCAGATGGAGCTAGGTAGCGCGACCACCAAGGTACGCCTGAAGGCCGGCGAAGCACTGGACGCGCAGGAGGATGCCCTGGGCAACATCCCCAGCAGCGGCTCGCGCGCGCTTTGTGGGAAGAACTTCTGGAATGCGCTGATCACCCACAAGTCGGTGGAGGAGACCTACCTCAACACCATGCAGGCCTCCCAACTGCGCGGTGATGCACGCGAGGAGTTCGAGTTTGGCGGCGTGATCTGGGAGCGCTACCGCGGCAAGGTGGGCGGTCGCTCCTTCATCCCAGATGATGAGGCACGGCTTGTGCCTATCGGAGTGCCGGAGCTGTTCCTGAGCATCTTCGCGCCGGCCAACTACATGGAGACCGTCAACACCCTGGGCCTGCCGTATTACGCCAAGCAGGAGGTCATGCCGTTCAACAAGGGCGTCGCTGGCGAAGCGCAGTCGAACCCTCTGCATATTTGCACCCGTCCTCGCGCAGTCATCAAGCTGGTGAAGTAGTGGCTGGCTTTGTCCAATTGGTCGCCGACATGGACGAGATCATCGCCGACGTCCTCGGCGATGGTGAGTTTGGCTACCTGGACCGTTCTGGCCGGCAGGTCGGCAATGCTGCGGTGATCGTCGAGGAAGGCGTGGAACGCATGGAAGCCGGCGCCTTGGATCGGTACCGGACCATTGCGTGCCGAAAGGCGTTCTTGCAGCCCCTTGATCGCAAGGGGGCGTTCCTCGATTCCGATGGCCAGGTCTGGCGCATCGACGGCATCCATGCCGACGACGGCGACTGGATCACTTTCTACGTGGTGCCCGAATGAGCGACGTGATCGATGTACAGACCGCGGTCATCGGCCAACTGCTGGACCTGCTGGCCGCGGTACCGGCGTTCGGCGACGCCGTCCGTGAGGACTGGGTGGCCGGGGTGCTCGACGCCGAGGACAGCGACGAGCCCGAACGGCTGATCATCCTGCAGGAAGGGGACACCGTGGAACGAGACCGGTCGCCGGGCAGTGTCGTGGAGGAGTGGACCGTGAACATCGTCCCGATGGCGCGCGGCAGGGACGCCGCCCAGGCGTTGCGCGAGGCGCGCCTGGCGATCAAGCGCGTGCTCAAGGGCCACAAGGCCGGGCTGACGGTGCCCGGCCTGGTGCGTGTCGATTTTCCGGCATCCGCTGTGCGCCTGCCCGAGCCCGGCCGGCGCTGGGCCTATCGAGCCATCCCTCTGCAGGTCAGCTACTCGCAGCAGTTGTAACCCATCCACCAGGCCGCCTCCGGGCGGCCTCTTCATTTCCGGAGGGCTCCATGCCCGAGATCATCGTTACCAGGCCGTTCAACTACCGCGAGGGGCTCGACGCGACCCACTACCCGGCGTCGAAGGGCGCCATCAGCGTTACCGCCGCCGTAGCTGCCCATGCCCTGGGCAAGGGCTACGCCACCGAGGCCAAGGCCAAGGCGCCGCCGATTCCGGCAGCCTCCGCCGAACCGGCCGGTGGCGACCACAAGTAACCCACCCGAACCCATCAGGAGAGCCCCATGCTCCAGACCATCGACCGCTCGTTCATCGGCGAGGGCATCATCCATGCCCGCCTGTACGGGTCGCAGGAACCGTTCCTGCCGCTCGGCAACTGCGACACCTTCAACATCAGCTTCGCCACCGACCGCAAGACGCTGCCCAACTACATGGGAGGCGGCGGCAACAGCAACGTCCGCGAGCGCGTCACCGACGTGACGTCCTCCATCGGAATGTTCGACCTGACCGCCGAGAATGTCGCCCTGGTGACGCGCTCCACCATCCAGGTGGCGCCTACCGCCGCGATCACCGACGAGGCGCATACCTCTCAGGGGGTTGCGCTGGAGTTGATCCCGTTCAAGTACCTGCCGGACCTGACCAAGCCCGTGACGGTCAAGACCGCAGGGGACGTCGAGGTGGCCCCGGGCACCGACTACCTGCTGGTACCCCACGGCATACAGGTGCTGAGCGGCGGCAAGATCGATGCAACCGGCATCAAGGTCAGCTACACGCCGCGCCCGAGCCGGGCGGTGCATATGCTCAACGGCTCGCAGAAGGAGCTGGAGCTGTACATCGCTGGCCTGAACGACGCGCAGTCGGGCGAGCCGTTCGCGCTGCGCCCTCGCCGCGTCAAGTTCGGCCTCCTGCAGGAGCTGGCGGTGTTGGGCCAGGAATACGCCAAGCTCACCGGCCCAGCGGAACTGCTCGCAGATTCGCGCGTGACCGCGACCGACATTTCCAAGTTCTGCCAGATGGATCTCGCGCAGGCGGCCTGACCGCCGTGCCAGGGATGGCCCCATGACCATAGCCCGTCTTTTGGCGGGCTTTTTTTGCCAGAGGATTGCCATGGCGAACCCAATGCAGCGCCTGATCCAGTTCGTTCTTCGCGGCCGGGACGAACTGTCGCCCGCAGCCCAGCAGTCGACCGAGGCGCTGGAAGGGCTGCGCACCACGGCTGCGAACCTGAACCAGCAGTTGGACGATGCGAAGGGGGCTCGCGGCCTGGTGACCGCGCTCGGAACTACCGAGCGCGCCATTGCGCAGACGCAGACGTCGGTGCAGCGGGTGGACCGTACCATTGCGGACCTGCGCGAGGCGTTGGACCGCAACCCCGGGAGCCGGGGTCTGGCCGTGTCCCTGCAGATCGCGGAGCGGGACGCAGCGGGTCTGCGTCGGACCCTTGACCAACTGACCGCTCGGCACGCTGAGCAGCAACGTGCGGCGCGGGCGGCGGGCGTGGATACCGGCCAGCTTGCCAACGAGGAGCGGCGGCTGGCGTCGGTGGTCGACAACACCCGCGAGAGCATCGCGCAGAACAGCCGCGAGATCCGCGAGCTGGAACGCGCGCAGATGCGAGCGGCGCGGGAGGCTGCTGGCCACACCTCGCGCGTGACGGCGCTGCGCGAGGCCATGTCGTCTGGCGTTCGCCAGGCAGCCGCTTACGCCGCGGCCTTCGTCGGCATCCAGGCGGCGCTGAACCTGGTGCGCAGAGGAATCGGCCTGGTGCGTGATGGCATCGTCTCGATGCTGACCACCGGCGACCAGTTCGAGAACCTGCAGAACCGGCTTACGTCGCTGATGGGCTCGGTTGCCGAGGGTGAGCGGGCAACCGCCTGGATCAAGACCTTTGCCAAGGACACGCCGCTTCAGTTGGGCGACGTCACCGACGCCTTCGCGCTGCTGAAGGCCTACGGCCTGGACCCGATGGACGTGTCGCTGAAAGCGATCGAGGACCAGTCGGAGAAGCTGGGCGGCGGCATGGAGCGCCTGGAGGGCATCACGACGGCAGTCGGCCAGGCCTGGGCGAAGCAGAAGCTGCAGACCGAGGAGATCCTGCAACTGGTCGAGCGTGGCGTGCCGGTGTGGGACATGCTGGCCAAGGTCACCGGCAAGAATGCCGCGCAGCTGCAGGATCTGGCGAGCAAGGGCAAGCTTGGCCGGGACGTCATCAAGGCGCTGGTCGACGAAATGGGGCGCAGCTCCGAAGGGGCTGCTGCGAAGGCCATGAGCACCCTGACCGGTCTGGTCAGCAACCTCGGCGACACTGCGGCCGACTTTCTCAACCGCATTGCCAACGCCGGCGCGCTGGACCACGTCAAGAACAAGCTGAAGGAACTGGGTGACACCATCGCGCAGATGGACCAGGACGGGCGCCTCGACGCGCTGGCCAAGGGGCTGTCGGATGCCTTCGTCCAGGGCTCGGAATGGGTCGAGCGCTTCATCAAGCGCCTGGCCGACGTCGATTTCGGCACCCTGATCGACAAGACCTCGGCCTGGCTTAGCAGCTTCAGCACCCAGCTGGACGACATGGCCTCGCGGGTGCAACTGTTCATCGCGCCGTTCCGGACGTTGTTCAACGGTGTCACCTCGGGCATCAGCGCTATCGCCCTCGCCTGGACCGGCACCCTGTCGCTGATGGTCGCCGGCATCGAGAAGGTGGCGGAGAAGATCCCGGCGGCGCTGGGCGGGGAGCGCATCCGCAGTTCCGTCGCCGGCGTCCACGACCTGCTCAGCAGCATGAGCGAGGGTTTTCGCCAGCAGATCCAGCAGGACGCGCAGGATATCGCGGATGCCTGGGACACCAGCACCACGGCTACCGCCTCCGCCGCACAGCAGCAGAGCCAGGCGATCACCGACACCTTCACCGACCTGAAGGCGGGTGCGAAGAACGCGGCCGCCGAGTCGGTGCAGGCGGTGACCAGCCTGCAGAATGCCCTGGACCAGATCAGCGCGGCCAAGACCACCGAGCAACTGACCGCCCTGCAGGGGGAAATGCTCAAGGCCTACCAGGCCGGCACGCTGAGCCAGCAGGAGTATGCGAACGGCGCCGGTGTCCTCAACGCGAAGCTGACCGAACTGAAGTCGACCGCCAGCGGCGCCGCGCTGGGGGTGTCTGACCTCAGTACCGGCCTGGAGAACTTGAAGCAGGTCCAGGACGCGATCAGCAGCGCGAAGACCACGGTCGATATCCAGAACATCCGGACGGCGCTGGGCCGGCTGTACAACGACGGCACGATCAGCGCGCGGCAGTTCAACCAGGAACAGACCAAGCTGTCCGCCAAGATCAAGGAACTGAAGGCGGCCGGCGAGGAGGGCGCCAAGGGTATGCAGGCGGTCGCGGAGTCCTCGGACAAGGCGGCCAAATCGCTCTCGGACCAGCGCAAGGCCATTGGCGAATCGATGGAGGCGACCCGCAAGGGGGTAGCGTCGACGAAGGACGACATGGGCGCCTTCGAAGGGTTCTTCGGTGGGGTGTTGAGCACCGCGCGGCAGGGCGTTGCGCAGTTGAGCCAGGAAGCGCTGAACGCCTTCGACGCGATGCGTGGGATCTCCACCGTCGATCTCAGCATCGACACCAGCAGCCTGGACGCCACGTCGCGCTCGCTGGCCAAGGTCAGCGAGCAACTGGCCCGGATCAAGGCCGAGTCGGGCGTGGGCATGAGCGGTTTCGGGCGCTGGGCGATGGATACCCAGCGAGCCAGCCTGGAGATCCAGGCGGCGTACCTGGAGCAGAAGCGCAGCCTGCAGAGCCTGATGGACGACTACGAGCGCGGGACCATGAAGCTGGGCGACTTCGTGTCGGCGGCCAAGGGTGCTCGAAACGGCCTCAGCCTGCTGAACGATTCGGACATGCGGCAACTGGAGAGCGCAATCGAGGCGGCCAATCAGAAGATCCAGCAGCTCAAGGAAGGCTCGAAGTCGACGCTGGTCAGCCTGCGCGAGGAACTGGCGGGGCTGCGCGGCGAGCAGGAAGCCGTGGATCGCAGCCGGTTCAACAGCCGCAAGGCCGAGTTGCAGCAGCAGTTGGCCGAGGCCCAGGGCAGCGGCGACATGAACGCGGTGCAGAACCTGATGACGGCGCTGGCCACCCTGCAGCAAATCCAGGCCGAGACGGACGCCAAGCGGCAGCGGGAGGAGCAGCAGAAGCGGGTGGACGAGCAGAACGCCGCCAAGGCCGCGGCGGCGCCGCCTGCCTCGTCGCCGGCGTCGAGTCCGCCGCCCCGGGTCGTTCGTTTCGAGACGCCGCGGGGAGCCGTTGACGTGGCGGTGGCCAGCGAACAGGACGAAACCAACCTGCTCGGCGTGCTCGAGCAGGCCAGCATGAGGACCGGCCGATGAGGCTCGATGCGGTGGAACTGGGCGACCAGTTCGAATGGGTGGACGAGTTCACCTGGGATGCGGTGGCACAAGAGCAGGAACGCTCCCTGACCGGCGCGCTGCTGGTGCAGGAAGGCACCAAGCTGCATGGACGCCCGATCACACTGCGTTCCGGGGGAGGGGTATGGACGCCGCTGTGGGTCGTGCGGCAGTTGGAGGTGCTGCGCGACCAGCGCCTGCGGGTCATGCCGCTAGTGCTGCCAGACGGCCGCGAGTTCTCGGTGATCTTCAACCGCGCCGACGGGGCGCCGCTGGAAGCCGAACCGCTGTTCCGCGAGGTCAACCCCGGTCCGAACGCCGATTACCTGGTGACGTTGCGACTACTGACAGTAGGTCATCGTGCCCAGGAGGATTTGCTCTGACGAGCCGACGGCCTGTGCTGGTGTCTTATCCAAAAACTTGAGCGACAAGCCAGATGGATACGAGACTGCACAGTAGCGTCAAGAACACCATTGCTCCTGTGATGAGCATCACGAGTAGCCGTGCTGCCCTTTTTCTTTTTGCACGCATAGCGGTCAGCCATTGCTCTTGAGGTTAGGCCGTTATGACTTGCGACGCTCGGCCATTCTTCGAGTTCGATTTTCTTTAATCACAGTAGCGCAAGTGTGCGGCTTACTTCTTGTGCGAAGTCAGTATCAGTTTGCCGAGCATTGCTTGCTCCGTCCTTTGAAGAACCGCCCCCCTATCCTCGATCCCAAACCCCGCCTCGGCGGGGTTTTCTTTTCTGGCTGGAGTGTTCCATGACGATCACCGTCGATGATGTAAAGCTGCTGAAATCCCAGCGCCTCACCGATGAGGACGACGGCGGCGGCCGTGCCACCGGGCAGGCCGTGGTGGATCGCGAGATCAACAACCTGTTTCCCGATATCTCGCGCCTGGACCGGACCATCGGCCGGATCAACCTGCGCAAGGCCTTCGCCGGCATCAGCTCGAACAGCGCCGAGCCGTACCTGGGCGCTCATGCCATCGTCACGCGGGCGCCGGCCGATCCGCGCGTTTCGGTGCTGCTGTTCAACACCGGTAGCCAGACCGACGAGCGCCGCGACGCGCGCAACGCCATCGAGTCCTTCGTGGTGCCGGCCGTGTCTGCCTCGTTCGAACTGCTGGGCAACCAGTTGCAGGGCCAGCGCGCCATCGCTTGCGTGCAGCGCGAAGAACAGCGGCTGCCCGAGATCGGCGAGGTCTATCAGTTGGTGTTCGAGTCGCGCTCGCAGTATGTCCGCATCACCGACGTCGAGGCGCGGCTGGAACAGTTTGCCCACGACTACGGCAACGGCAACTTCGTGAACTTCACCCGGCGCCGGCTGGACCTGTCGATCAGTGCGCCACTGGGCGCGACCTTCCCCGGCGGCCAGGTGACTCCAGGCGGTACCACCAGCCCGAAAAGCCAGGTGCTCAGCACCCAGGTCGCCGATGCCGCGCGGTACTACGGCATCAGCCCCCTGGCCGAGGCTGTCAGCCGCGGAGCGCTGAGCCTGCGGGTCAAGTCGGTCTATTCCCAGCTGGTGCCCAGCACCACCCGGGAGAACGCGCTGGTCGACCAACTGGCCGGCTACCAGCGGCGCCTGTTCGCTGCGGCCGGGCCGGCGCGGACGGTCAACCTGAATGTCGCGAACATAGGCAGCGGCAGGTCGCGGACGTTCCTCGGCACCGGCTGCGCGCCGGGTTCGCTGTCGCTGAGCGCCGGCGGCGGTGTGTTCGCCGACGACCGCAAGGGAGGCCTGCGCTACATCAGCGGTTCGAACTGGATTGCCAGCGGTACCGTCGACTACGAGAGCGGCGCAATCGAGATGGCGGCCTCCGGCAGCGGCTGGAGCGGGACAGCGAGCGCCACCTACCAGCCTGCCGCGGCGGCGACGGGCGAAGCGGTGACCGGGGAGATCCCTATCGAACTGGGCAACCGCGGCTTCGTTTACACCCTGTCGCTGTCCGAAGCGCCGCCCCAGCCGGGCACCCTGGTGGTCTCGTTCCTCGCCCTGGGCAAATGGCAGGAGATCCGCGACCAGGGCAACGGCGAATTGGCCGGGGAAGGCACCGGCACGGTGGACTTCGCGACCGGCTCGGTATCCATCACCCTGAGCGCGCTGCCGGACGTGGGGAGTTCGCTGATCTACGCCTACGTCGGGCAGAACGATGCGGCGCTGACCCAGCGCACCGGCACCAGCGTGCAGGCGCGCGCGCGGATCAACCGGACGTTGCCGCACCAGGGGCTGTTGCCCGGCTCCTACAAGGCGACGTTCAAGGTCGGCGGGGTAGAGCGCACCGTGCTCGATAGCGGCAACGGCTCGCTCAGCGGTACCGGTGGCAGCGGCCAGATCAACTATGCCGACGGCAAGGTCAGCATGGAATTGAGCGCCACCCCGGATGCCGGGAGTGGGATCGTGCATACCTACCAGCAGGGCAGCGTGACCGACAGCCCGCTTGCGGTGACCTCCGACAGCACCGGCATGTGCACCGGCACTCTCCCCGGGGCGCCGCTCAAGGCGGGCAGCGTGCGCCTATCGTGGATCACCAAGCGTCGCCAGGCGGCACCGACCCTCGGTGCTGACATGGGCACCGGGGCGCTGCCGATCTTCGAATCGGAGATCACCGTGGACAACTCGGTGACCGACGACGCCGCCGGCGGCTGGGCCGGGCGCGCCGGGACGATCAACTACGAGACCGGCGAATTCAGCCTGAAGGTGGCCGGCAACTACGTGTTCAAGGAGTACACCTACTACACCGACACGGTCGACAACTTCGGTATGAAGAAGCTGCGTCTGGTGGCCACCGATACCACGTTGCTGGAGGGGTTCGGCGGCACGCTGAGCGTGCGCGCGCAGAGCCGCGGCGTCGAGTACGGCGAGCAGACCGATTCGCAGACCGTCGCTCCGGTGACCCTGGACCTGTTGCCTGGTGTGGCCGAGCCGATCCTGCCGGGCTCTCTGGTGTTCACCTGGGCCGGCGAGGTCTACGTCGACCGCTCCGGTGTGCTCTACAAGAACATCAACAGCAGCACCAACGCCGGCATCGCCGTCGGCTCGGTGGACTACGCCGGCCGTACCGCGACGCTGAATACCTATGGCTCGGGGGCGGCGCCGACGGTCACGCTGCTGGCCTGCCTGACCACCAACGCCGGCTTCAGCGTCACCAGCATGACCTTCCGCACGCCGGGGGCGCCGCTGCGTTCTGCGAGCCTGCAGGTGACGGCGGTTCGCCTGGATACAGCGCAGATCGTGACCACCACGGCGGACGCAAACGGCAAGCTCAATGGGGCGGTGGTCAAGGGTAGCGTCGATATCGTGACCGGCATCGTCCGGCTGCGCTTCACCAGCAATCTGGAGGACACCACCGGGGCCAGCGATATCCCGGTGATTCCGCTGCTGCTGCGCTACAACGCGGTCGTCTTCACCTCGCTGCCGCTGGACGCAACCCTGCTGGGCCTGGACCCGGTGCGACTGCCGGCGGACGGGCGGGTGCCAGTGTTCCGCGAGGGCGACGTGATGGTGGTTGCTCATACCGCCGAGACCACGGTGCCGAGTCCTCAAGCTGGCGGCGTGCTGCAGCTCGGCCGCGACCAGCAAGCCGAGATCAAGGTGGTGGACGCCAACGCGGTGGAACTGGCCTCGGCGGGCTACAGCGTCGACCTGGAACGCGGCCGGGTGACATGGGCCAACCCGCTGGTCCTGCAGGATGCCGAGGGCAACCCGCTGACCCTGCCGCTGGTGGTGCGTGACCGGGTCGAGCACATGACCCTCTGCACCGAGGTCCAAGTGAACGGCGAGCTGGGAATCTCCTCGCCGCTGCCCTGGGATCTGCCGGCGGGCGAAACGCTGGCGTCCAGTGCGCTGAGCTGGGGCGACCTGCAGGCGCGGCTGCACCACTGGTTCACCCAGCGGACCTGGGATATCGGCTCGCCGAACTGGACCGACGAGCCCAAGGGCGACGGGACCACCGCCAACTACAACAGCCTCGCCTATCCGCTGCTGATCGCCAACCGCGGTGCGATCGATGCGAAGTGGGCGCTGGTGTTCAACTCCTCGACCAGTTTCAGCGTGGTGGAGGAGAAGCTGGGGGTCATCGCCAACGGCACTACCACCACCGACACGGCGCCGATCAACCCGGAGACGAACACGCCGTACTTCATCATCCGCAAGGAAGGCTGGGGCAGTGGCTGGGCGGCCGGCAACGCGGTGCGCTTCAACACCGACTCGTGCCTGGGGCCGATGTGGATCGTGCGGACGGTGCTGAGTGGCAAGGGCACCGTCGAGGACGATGAGTTCCACCTGCAGATCAGAGGAGACGCGGACTGATGACCGCTCGACAGTACAGCTATCGGGACGCCGGCGCACCGCCGGCGCTCTTCCCGTCGGCGGTGACGCCGTTCCAGAAGTTCAAGAGCTACTTGCGCGCGGCGCTGGTCGATGGCTACGGCAACAAGCCACCGGCAGGGTGGACCGTCGTAAGCGAGTTCGACACCGCCATCACCCTGGCCCCGGCGTCCAACTGCGCGCAGGTGACGTTCTACAGGCACTTAACCGGTAGCGGCAGCGTCAACGACTACATCGCAGTCTATGTGCATGAGGGCATGCTGGATATCAGCACTCCGCTCCCAAAGGGCGTCAATACGCGGTCACGTACCTGGTCGGCGGACACCAATCCCACCAGCAATGACGCTCATGTCATCTACCTGGGGTACATGTACTGGAACCATGCGACGTACTGGCAGATCTGTGCGGACGCCGAGACGTTCATCTTCTGCGTCCTCCAATCCACCGGTTACGAAAACACGAGCGAGGCGTACCAGCTCGGCCTCTACGTCGGGCAGTACGAGAGCTTCAGCGGCGCCTCCGGCGTTCAGGGGTTTATTGCCGTCGGCGGTGCCCAGGGGTACCAGAACACAACGGGGTACAGCCGAAACTGGTCCTTCGGGAGTGGCTTCAGTTCGCTGCGTGACCAGCGCTCGGGAGAGATCATCCAGGGTGGCGGTCCCAGCGTGGGAGCGCTGATGGACCAGATGCAGTATCAGAGCACCTACTACGACCGGACAGAGGGAGAGAATCCACCCTATTGGCGGATGCAGCAGCCCTATGTGACGAATGGCGCGAACTACGTCGGCCGCCTGAAGGGTGTGTGTTTCGACCCGATCCTGGGCCATTACCGCCACGGACATCTGCTGGAGCGGCTGGGGTTGTCCCTGGGCGCAACGGCGGTGGCGGAGGCAGTCCAGATGGATGGCAAGACCTACCATGTGCATATGGACCGCTGGGGGCTCTGGTTCCTGTCTGTGGATCCGGCGTGGTGGCCAGCATGAGCGCGCTGATGCAGCAGGTGGTGCCGCCAGTCCAGGCCCGGCCCGATACCTGGCTGCAGCGGTTCGGCATTGGGCCGAAGACCCTTCGCCCGCCGGTGGCAGTCGCCTGGTCGGGGGCCGGGCAGGCGATCTACCAGACCCTCGCCGTGAAGGTCACCCGCGAAGGGGAGGAGACTCCGGCGCGCAAGATCGCCACGCTGTATCGCGGGACGGTGGTCACCGCGACCGCGATGACGGCGACCTTCCAGGTCTACGAGGGCGAGACGGTGCAGCGCTTCGAGGCATCGGGCCTGCGCGGACAGTTCGTGATACAGGTCACCGACGAAGGTGACCCGCGCCTGGGGATCATTCGCTGGCCGGTCCTCGATGCCGATACGCGCCTGCTATCCTATGACCTGACCGAAGGCTCGGGCGGTCGAGATCCGACCGACCCGGCGAAGGTGCGAGCGGTCGTCACGGTCGACGGCGGTGCGGCCTCGCGCTGGGTGGTGGTCATCGAGCGCAAGCTCGATGGCGAATGGCGGGTGGCCGGCGTGGGGCAGACGGCCGAGTCCGGGCGCGCCGAGATCGCTCTGGAGGTGACGGCCGGCGGGACCACTTACGCGATGGGGCTGGATGACTGGGGCGCGGTGTTCGAGCCGCGTCTCGCAGTCAGCCTGGGCCAGCGCGTGCGTCCGACGATCTTCTCTGGCTGGCTCTACGAGGTGACCGAGGCCGGGGTGTTGCCGGTGGCTGAGCCGGAGTGGTGGCCGATCGAGGGCGACAACCCCAGCCGCCAGGTCGGCACGGCCCGTCTGCAGGCGACGCGTTACTACCGCCCGCTCAGCCACGGGCCCTTTCCTGTCGAGGCTCTATGATCAATGCGAGTTTCGGCGCCCCCTGGCAGAGGGCGGCGCCGCTTTCCGTGCGCGCCGTCCCGCTGCGCTGGCAGCGCCTGGTGCTTGCCGATGCGCGTAGCGGCGGGCTGTGGGGCTCTGGCCGACCCCTGGCACGGCGTTGCGCCAGTGGCTGGTCCGGTGTACCGGTGCGTGATGCGGGCTGGAGGAGTGGCTGGGAGCACGCCGAGCAGCGCAACGCGGCAGCCCGCAGCGCTTGGGACAGTACCCGGGTGCTGGACGTGGAGAGAGAGCTAGGCTGGGATCGGACGCTGCGCCCGCGTGATCGGCGCCTGTCGCTGATCTACAACCCGCGCCCGTCGCCCAAGGACGCCGGCCGTCCACCCGGCTGGCGGCGCTCGGCCGAGTTCGACCGCTTCCGCAATGCGCTCTCGGAGAGGCGTGCCAGTCTCTACATCCCGACCGGGCTGCTCGACTTCAATTTCGGCCCGACCCGCTACACCCCAGCGAACACGCCCGACGTGTTCTTCGACTTCCGCTACGTGGCGCCGGTCCGTGGTGTCCGTCCGGTGGACGCCGGGGCGCGCAGCAGCTACGGCAGCCCGGCCCGCTTCGATGCGTTGCGGCGGATTCCCTGGGCATGGGGGCGGCCGACCGATCCGGTGCCGACGGGCATTGTCTACCCCGACTATCCGGGGCCGGTGGTACCGATAGATCCACCCACCGAGCCCGAGATACTGGAGACCTACATGATAGGAAACACGGTCACCCTGGTGGTGCTGCCGAGTCGCACGCCGCTGGATGCGACCAGCATTCGCATCGGCCTGGATATCGACTCGTTCGCCTGGTCGTTCTCGGCTGACCTGTTCGGTCGCACCTCGCTGGACCTGGCGGCGCCAGATGCCAACGGGCCGAAGACGGTAGAGCTGGAGATCAACGGCTGGACCTGGCGGTTTCTGGTCGAGCGTTACAGCGGCAGCGGCAAGCATCCGAGCGAGCGCTACACCATCAACGGCGCGAGCCGCACCCAACTGCTGGACGCGCCCTATGCGCCGAAGCGCAGCGCGGTGAACACGGCGCCGCTGAACGCACGTCAGGTTGTCGACGACCAGTTGCAGTACACCGGCTTTTCAGTGTCCTGGGACGTCGAGAACATGGGGCCGCCGGACTGGACGCTGCCGGCCGGCGCCTTCAGCTACCAGGACCAGGCGCCGATGCAGGTCATCGTCAAGCTGGCCGAGGTCGCCGGCGGCATCGTGCGGCCGGGCCTGATGGACGACTCGATCACGATCCTGCCGCGGTATCGTGAGGCGACCTGGTACTGGGACACCGCGATTCCCGACCGGATCATCCCGGCCGCCATCGTCGCCGAGTGGGGCAGCGAGTGGAGTCCCCAGCCGGCATGGAATTTCGTCTACGTCAGCGGTACCAGCTACGGCGTCAGCGTACAGGTGCGGCGCGCCGGTACCGCCGGCGAGGAGTCGGCGCCCGACGTCATGGAGGACTGGATGACCGGCACCGAGGTGGCGCGCTCGCGCGGGATCTGTGAGCTGTCGAAGGGCGGTAACCAGGCGATCGAGACGCGGCGTATTCCGCTGTTCCAGAAGGATGATGGGGTACCGGGCCTGGTGCAGCCGGGAATGTTGGTCGAGGTGAGAGACGAACAGGCGACCTGGCGCGGTCTCTGCCTGGCTACCGATATCTCGGCCGAGGGGGTAGGGGCTAGTCGCGTGTGGCAGACCCTGCGCATCGAGCGCCACTATCCGGGAGGTTCCTGATGGCGACGGTCAACCCCTGGCGTCGGTTCATCGGGCTCTTACCGGGCGGCGCGCGCACGGTGGGGGAGGTGATCGATGTCGACGAGGGCGCCGGCACCTGCCGCGTCCGCCTGCGAAACAACGTTGTGATCGCGGCTCGGGGCACGGTGGTGCCGGCCGGGCAGATGGCGTTCATCAGCGATGGCCTGGTGACCGGCCCGGCGCCGCAGCTTCCCCAGTTCGATATCGAGGTTTGA